AAAAAAATAAAAAAGCAAAAAAATTTTATGGTTTATAACCAAGGATTTGATCGTATCCTTTAAAAGAATGTAGAAATTATAACTTGTGATTTCTGCGATTTTACGTATCTGTCATACTCCCATTTTGTCATATTTCCATTTTATTCTTTTCATTTTTTCCTAAAAATAAAATCATTTTTTATTATTATTGAATATTACAATTTTTACAGCAATACAATCCATTTGAATTATTCGCTTCAATATCCCCTATTTCAACAGTAAAATCTCCATTATTTTTAATTTTTAATTCATCTCTAAATCCTTCTATATTTCTGAAATTATTTTGGTTCATTTTATAATCTTCCAAAATTATTTCAGACATTTTTTTAAACATATTACCAATTGATATTGGATTTTTTGCATCTATTTCTAAATAAAATGCATTATATTTTTTACGCAATGCTTCAATTTTTTCATAATTAACGACATTATTATAACTAAACCGATTACCAATAATTATAATAGAATTGTATGTTTTCCGATGATTTATATAAAATGTTAGCCAATTATCAAGATTATTAAATGTTTCATAATCATTCAGATTAAATACTGCAAATACACCAATACAAGCACTTAGATATGTTTTAACAAGATTTACATAATTTAGATTACCAGATGTATCCCATATATGCATTTTTATTGTCTTATTATTCCATATAACATTTGTTGTAAATAAATCAATACCAATTGTTGGTTCTATTTTTTCTGAAAATTTATAATTAATATATGTGGATAATATGGTTGATTTTCCAACTCCAGAATTTCCAATAATAATTGTTTTAATAAAATAATCAAACATATAATCAAATAAGATTATTTCTATTTTTTTTATGTTTCATTATTTTATTAATATGATTCATTTTGCTTTAGTCCAATTATCAAAAAAACATACAGAAATATTTGGTACATTTATAGAAATAATATTATATTATAATTGGGAACTTACTATTTATTATGATAAAGATAATGATCCATATACTTTTTTAAACTATTATAATAAATTATTTAATATTAATTTAAATATACTTTCAACTTCTGAGCTAATAGTAAACAAAAATAATCATGATTATTTTATATTTACATCAAGTGCAGATAATTCACATATTGACTCATATTTTACGCAATCATCGATGGCATCTCGTTGTATTTATGTTAATCATCAAGCACAACATTGTCAACCACATATGATAAAAAATATTCAGATGTCACCTGTTATTAAATTAAAAGATTTAGAAAATAAAATAATAACATGTATTGTTCCTTTTTATAGAAGTTACAAAAAAATACATTCAACATCTTTAAAAACAAATTTAGCAATTATTGGAGCAATACGTCCACATCAGAAAGATAAAGATTTATCATTATTGATCAATTTATTAGATAAATGCAAAAATGGTGGCTATAATATTTATATTTTTATGAGAAAAATGGATTGGAAAGTAATTAGTAATAAAAATAAGTTTTTAAAGAATAATTCAAATATTAAATTTTTTCCTGGATTATCAACTGAAAAAATGATAGAGAAACTAAAAGAAGTAAAATTTATATTACCTCTTTCTCAACAAGATGGCTGGTTTTATTGGCAAAGACTGACAGGAACAATACCATTGGCAATTAATTTAAATATTCCACTTGTAATGGACATAAAATTAGCCAAAATATATAATTTAGAGAATTGTTGTATTCTTTATGAAAATAATATAAATGAAATAATTGATAAGATTATGTCAATAACACATGATGATTATTATAAATTAATTGAAAATGTTGTACTTTTTAAGAGAGAACAAGCATCGTTGAATAAGAAAAGATTTTTAGATATATGTTTGGAACAAATCTAAAAATTACTCCCATTCTTCATCTTTTCCACTGTTTAACGACTCGTCTGAATCATATTCATCTGGATCTGATGAATTACCTTGATTTTTCCTATATTTTCTCATAATTGGAGATGGTGTTGTTTTGACTGGAGATGGAGATGGGATTGATGCAACACTTTTTGCAATTTCAAGAGATTTTCCAGAAGTCCAAATTCCAGGTGGTTTCTGAATTGTTTTGAAAGATGATTTTACACCACCTCCACCCAAAGCTGGAAATTCTTGAATTTTTGGAAGTTCTTTCTCAATTTTCAAAGATTTTTTCTTGGTAATAACCGTAAATTCAGCATTGTCATCTGATTGAACAGTCGGTTGAACAGTCGGTTTGATAACATCAGCCTTTGCAACCTTTTGGGAAACCTCTTGGGCAACTTCGTGGGAAACCTTTTGGGCAACCTCTTGGGCAACCTCTTGGGCAACCTCATGGGCAACTTTTTGGGTAACCTCTTGAGCAACCTCATGGGCAACCTCTTGAGCAACCTCTTGGGCAACCTTTTGGGTAACCTCTTGGGTAACCTCGTGGGCAACCTCGTGAGAAATGGGCTGAGAAACTGGTTGTTCAACCTCTGATTCTTGATGAACTTGAAGTAATATATTTAGATAATATTGTATTTGTCTCAATGCACTCTCAATACCATACAAAGCAACTGCTTCATTTGTAGAACTTTTTTTCTGAATTCTTTCAACAACATTTGTAACATCAGTAACATCATTTTGAATAGATAATACATTCTCAATATTTTCTTTTGGGATAACTTGAGTTGCAGTAACTTTTTTGTCAGGCAGAGTTGGTGCTCGCACTGACTCTACAGTTGAGCAATTCAACACTAGAGTTGGTGCTCGCACTGACTCTACAGTTGAGCAATTCAACGCTAGAGTTGGTGCTCGCACTGACTCTACAGTTGAGCAATTCAACGCTAGAGTTGGTGCTCGCACTGACTCTACTTTTTTAATTTTGTCAGCCCAAGTTTGTTTTTTTGTTTCACTCTTGATTGGAGTTTCACTCTTGACTTGAGATTCCGAACAATCTGATGAAACTTGGCTTTTTTGTTTGATAGATGCTTTAAAGCGCTTAATAAAATCTGTTTCTTTATTCATTTTGAATTCCAAATTATTAATATAATAAAAAACATAAAAAAATAATATCAATTTTTTTATGGAATGTACAAAAGAGTATTTGGAAGATTTTTTAAATGTCAAACAAAAAGAAGCAATATCGGATTATGATTTTATACCATCATCTAAGCTAAAAACACAAAAAATAAAGAAAGGTGATTATATTAAATATATGTATAAATATAATTATCAATTTATAGAGGGTGGAATAATAATTCAATATAATTATCCAATTATTATGGTAAAATCATATGAATATCCAAAATCAATTTATTCGATTGACTTATCCCAAATTTTCGTATTTTACAAAAAGAACAAAACTATTCAAACAAGAAGAGAATATTTTGAAGAATACTTAAAATATTTATAAATATTATGAAGACATATCTTTTATATCAAAATGGTAATTTAACAATGAAAGAGAAACAAGAAAGCACAAAAATAAATAGATTAAAAATAAGTTTAAATGATAAAATAAATCAACGACAATCTGAATTAAATAAAAAAAATCAGCAACAGCAACAGCAACAGCAACAGCAACAGCAACAGCAACAGCAACAGCAGCAGCAGCCGCAACAGCAGTCTATTCAACCAATCCAACATCTGCAGAAGTCTATTCAACAGCAGAAGCAACCATTTCTTGGACTTCTTCAAAAATCAGAACATAAAATATCTGGAGGAAAGAATAAGAATTCATCAAAGAATAGTTTATTTTTGAAATTATGTAAAATAATTAAAATTGATGGAAACCCACTTGGAAAAATAATTCCATTTGATACATTAAATGATCCATTAATTATAAAAGAATTATATGAAATTCAAGAACAATTAAAAGAAGTATTTTCAAGTACTAAATTAACATCATTACATATGAATGCAATTAAAAAACAGTCATTTCCTGGTGTAAATATTGTTCGACAAATTTTTAAAGAGATGGGTTATAAGCTAAAACCAATTAATATATCAGAAGGATATCTTGGTAATAAAAAATTACTAAGAAGAGAATATTTAATTAAGAAATAGTTACTTATTCTGGTTTATCATCTGGTTTATCATCTGGTTTGTCAACTGGTTTGTCAACTGGTTTGTCAACTGGTTTGTCAACTGGTTTGTCAACTGGTTTGTCAACTAGTTTGTCAACTGGTTTGTTCTTATCTTCTGAGTATTTCTGATCCTCGGGCAGATCCTCTGGCAGATCCTCGACATTATCCTGGCTTTCTGGACATTCAGAATTCATCCCAGCTGTACAAGGATTAATTTTCCAAACCAAAAATATAAATCCTAGTAAATCAACTGTTGCTAACATAATTAGATTTCTTGTATAATTTGGGATAATAATTCCGGTAAATCTAACAGTCAAATATAATAATCCAAATAATAATAAAGTAATCATAATTGCCAATATTTTTCGAAATGTTAAAGATCCAATCCCAAATTTACCCATTATACGATATAAAATATGAGTAATCATTAAATTACTCATATATATTATAAATCCTTATTTTCCTTATGTTCCAAATCCAAATAAATCATGTTGTGCTAAAATTAATTTACGTAGAACATTTACAAAATGATAATAGATTGGTATATTATTTTTTAGTAAATGTTCTACGTAAATTAATTTTCTCTTCTATTTCCCTACTATCCAATAAAAATGTTGTTATTTCCTCACTTTTTTTAGTATTGTTTAAATATGTTGTTAATTTATCTACCAAATATTGCCTATTAATTGGTTTTTTATGCAAAGATACTGAATATTTTAATTTTCCATTACTTGTATTACAGTCTTCTATACTATGTTTCGACATAAAATCAATAATTTCCGGTGTAAGATTCTTTTTTTCATCATTTAAATCTTTTTCAGCTTTTTTTAATTGTCTAATATTATCATCAATTATAAGCCATTTATGAACTAATTTTTTAAATTCTTCAACTTCAAAATCAGGTAATTGTGTCATATATTTTAATATATTAATATATTATTTTTTTTTGTTTTTTCTTTATGTTCTAATACATTTTTATCACCATTTTCAATATATTTATAATATTTATTCTGACTAATTGACATATGATCAGATGATATATTAATAATTTTTTCTTTAATAATTTCTCCATCTTCATTGCTATAATATACTGATTTTATTCCATATAATTGCATATAGTAAATACATGTATTACATGGTTTACTATTTACTAAATTACCAGTATTATTTACTCTTATTACAAACATTTCCAATTTCTTTCGTAAACAACGATGTATTTTATTATTATTTGATACCAGATTCTTTTGATTCTCGTAAAAGATATGACTTTTTTTTTCGTCCTAACATCGTAAAATGTGAATCATTAATAAAATTCCTCAAATCATAAGCATTATTCATATTAAAATAATTATTTAATACATGCATTTCAGCGTGACAAGATAACATCATTTTATTTCCATTGCAACTTCGAATATGATTATGTCCCAAACACATCATTTTACCTCCACTCATTAACATTGCAGAATGTTTACTAACCATATCACTCAATCCACTTTGCGGAATCAATTGTTCCAAAATACGCTGAATTTTACTACTCGGGTTCATTTTTTAAATAATTCAATTAGTTTATTCTTTTTAAATACTAAAAAAAATGAATTATTTTAGGATAATACTGTATATATTATTAAAATGGAACATATATTTGGTATAGATCCAATTGAAAGAAAAGTCTATGATGGCTCCAATTTTCCACCTATTATTAATGAAATTTTAAGAAAATATAAAAATAAAGTTTTTTTTGGAGGAAGTTCTCTTATACACGATGCTTTTTTTAAAGATGAATATTGGAAATCAAGAGTCGATTATGACATGTGGTGCAATAATAGTATATATCAGAATATTATTACAGATTTATCTGATAAAAATTTTAATATGACTATTCATTCAAAGTATGACAATAAATATTATGAGAAATTCAATATTAAAGAATTAACTGAATTTATATTTGAGATAGATAAAAAAGAATACATTATTCAATTAATAAATATTGGCAATTCTTTTGTAACACTTATTGATAAAATAGATTTTACATTTAATACGGTTATATATAATGGGGAAGAAATAATCTTTTTCCGAACAAATGAGGAAGATGTAAAGCAAAAAAAAGGATATTTACAAATAGATGTGATTACAAATGAATGTGAATGTGATGAATGCAAGAATATAAAAGTTTCGCAAAAACAGATTCACCGGATTGAAAAGTATATTTCACGAGGATTTAATTTTACAAATTTCTGTCCTTTCTGTTTCAGTTCTTTAAAAAACTATAAAATTATTACAATTCGTCATTTTCAAATGTGTGTATTAGGATTAGAGGAGTATCCAAGATATATAATCAAAAATTTGGAAGAATCAATATTAGAAAAAATAATAATAATGGCGCATACATCAGATAATCCAAATATAATTCTTTGTTGTTTAAATGCATTAGCCAGAATATTAAATATGGATGAGTTTATATCTGTATTTCATGAAAAGAAACATCTTTTAGATATTCATACAAAATTATTTAATGATGTATTAATTGATTTTATAGTATATGGGCAATATACATTTTTCAAATTATTCTTTCAATTATTGATAATAAAAGTTCCAATTATTGGGAAAGTAATAAAAAATTTATTTAATAATGCATGTTCATATAATTGTATTAATATTGCATTAGAAATATCATACCTTTCTGATCGTTATGATTTATCTATTTTTGAAGATAAAATTTATGAATATAAAGTACTTACTATTTTTGAACATTATGAGAAATATGGAGATATTAATATTATATTAAATGAATATCGAAATTCAATTACATTATTAGATGATTTTATGAATCAAGAGAATCAAGAAGAAGAGTTAATTTGTTCGATTTGTAATACAAATCCAAGTAATATAAGATTACGATGTGGGCATCGATTTTGCGAATGTATTTTTAATTATTTTGCAACAAGTAATAATCTAAGATGTGGTTATTGCAGGGGGGAACTACGTTGAGGGAATCTTAGTCCCCCACTTATTACTCATCTGTTTTTCAATTAGAGTAGAAAATAAATTTATAAAATATATTTACTCCGGCACCTTTTGCCATAGAGTAGAAAAATGTGATAATACCGGCCTCCACTGGGGGAACCTAGGTTCCCCCATAACCCCCTCCTTTGGGGGAACCTAGGTTCCCCCACTTATTACTCATCTGTTTTTCAATTAGAGTAGAAAATAAATTTATAAAATATATTTACTCCGGCACCTTTTGCAATAAAGTAGTAAAAATATGATAATACCGGGATCTACCCTGGAGGAACCTGGAGAAACCCAGGGTTCCCCAGCATGATATCCCCAAATATCTCTATAATCCGCTCATCATCCTCTTCAAAATCTTCATTAACATCAATAATTTTAACATTAATATTGGGATTTTCGATAAGTAATTCCTCATGATATTGGTGTAATGATTTCAGATATTCTAGAGTAATTGATGCTTCTTCAGATCGATTCCTTTTTTTAACACGTTCATAAGCAATTTCTGGAGAACATCGCAAATAAATCATAGCATCTGGTAGAACATTAAAAGCTTCTGATAGCCATTTATACCATCCTTCATAAACCTGCCATTCAATTAAATTCATTTTACCTTCATCCTTCAATTTTTTAGCAAAGATATAATGGTCACTGATGATACTTCTTTCAACAATATTTACTTTTATCTTTTTTTTCTCCCGATTATTTTTTTCAATTCTAGTTTTCAATGCATTCATCTGAAATGAGAAGCTATATTCGGGGATGTCTTTGTAGAATAATTCTAAAATATTCATATTCCCTTTAGTTTCATCTATCATTGTTTGCCATTCATCTAAAGGTTCCCCGATAACATGAATTGTTGTTGGAAATCTCTTTTTTAATTTTTGTAGTAGAGTCGATTTTCCGGCTCCAATATTTGCCTCAATGCTAATCATCATTTTATATGTATTATAAAATGATTATTTTTTTAATTCATTTTTTTTGGGGAGAACTACCGTTCAGTCTTAAAGACTTCGTCTTTAAGACTCAAGGGATAAAAAACTCGAAGAGTTTTTTAGCCGTTCCCCCCTTACCCCCATGTCCGGGGGCGAGCCCCCGGTCCCCCTTCATATTATTT